TTTGCAGCACCACGGATGATGCACAGCCAGATTTCCCTACTTGCCCCAGTTGCAGTATCTAGGGCAATTTGCCCATTCTTCAGCCAAGCCTGAATTTCCCTAGTTTCCCAATTCTCAAAATTGTACATATGTTCACTCATTCTACTACCTCCTCACAATAGGGGGAGTCATCCATCGTCGCCAGAAACTCTTGCTCTTGCTCGTCAAGCCATTCGTTATATTCTTCCCGTGCCTCGTATGCCTCAAGTTCAGCGAAGTAGTCAAAGTCAAGTCCCATGATAATCTCCTTAGTTGGTTGCTTTTCTCTATCATACTGTGTCGGCAATCGGCTGTCAAGTCCTCAATTCAGAATTTTCAGATTCTTAATTTTGTCCGCATAGAATGAACGATAGCCATCGTCAGTCTTTACGGTCAACAGAAAACCCTTTTCGACACAATGTCGCACCAACTCAACTACGCCATGTCGGCTCTTGCCACTGTAGTCGCAAACGATTTCTTTTCCGTCAAACGAGTTGTTTTCAAACTTAGTCATTTTCTCAATTCCTTTTCTAGTGGTTATCAACTTTTCTCTAGTATACCTTATCGGCAGTTTGCTGTCAAGTCCTAAAATCTTTTTTTGTCAAAATTGTGGTTGTCGTGGTAGAATCAGGCAATTCCTGCCCTTCCCCCCTTTTGCTTGGTTAGTTTTCAATCTGGTCAATCAGTTCGCCAGTTTGAGGGTTTACGATGTCAATTCGATGGCAAGCATCCCAACCGCTAAATTCTTGGAAAGCACGATTTCGGATTTCCTCAATGCTATGCTCAATGCAGGTGAGAAGGTTGTTTCCGTCAAAGTCTCTTGCAATTGCTTGAAAAATCATTTTTCTTTTCCTTTTCTTTCTTGGTTACTTGTTATGCTCTAAGTATATACAATAGATCGTCACTTGTCAAGCACTTTCTTGAAATTTTTTTGATTTTTTTTCTACTGCAAATATCATGCCAAAAAACTTTTTTTCTTATTTGGCACACCATTTGCTACACCCCCTCCAATGGGGGGTTCGCGGCCCCATGTCAACCCCCAATAAGGGGGGTATTTTTTTTGATTGTTAAGAATATCTCTTATGGGGTAGAATCAGGCAATTCCTGCCCTTCCCTTCCCTTAGTTGCTATAAGCCCTATTCAGTTCATTTTGCCAGAAGCGAACTAAGAGCGGATCTTGCGAAACCTTAGCAGGAAAGGTGTCTGCTGATTGAACAGCGAGAACCTGATTGTTCTGTGAAAGAAAGATTCTCATCTTATTCAGGATAGTGTAGCGAGTTCCGTTTGCTTCGAAGAATGGGATGAACTTAGTCATGTCTTTTTCCTTTTGGTTAGTGTTTGTTTCTTATGTCCTAAGTATATACATCTAATCGTCAGTTGTCAAGTACTTTCTTGAAACTTTTTTGGATTTTTTTGCACTGCAAATATCGTGCCAAAAGTTTTTTTATTTACTACCCCGCTGGCGGGGGGGTCGTGGCCCAACTCATACCCCACTTACTAGGTATGCCCAATTATAACTTATAAAACGCTCTTACTATTTCCCCATAAAAAACCGTGGGTGGTCAAAACACAATCATCAAAATTTATTTAAATGTATTACCCGATCTCCTCAAATAAGCCCCAGCTTCTTCGCAAGGCTGCCATTTGCCGAATAAAATTATCCAGTGGTTTTTTGCGTTAAAATAGTGTATAATCAAATACAAGGAGAAACAATATGAATGAACCTAAACAGTTAGAATGCCAATTGAAATGCAAAGCAAAGGGAAGCCTAGAAGAGTCGGTTGCTGAAGATCTTTGCAAAAAGGACAAATGTTTGGCTAAATTAATACGAGAGGAAGAAAATGCATCAGAGGATAAAAACGACGACTCACGGGATAGTTGAATTAGGTAAACAAAAGCAAGACTCTGACGACATATCCCTATTTGGAACAAAAAATCTAGCGAAACACGATATTTTCGTTAAATCGGCATTTGACAATAATTCAGTTGATCTTTCAAAAAGCCATTTCTATCAAAGCTTTAGTAGCGATGATGAATTTATGTATATTGTACAGATGAATGGTCCAGATTATAAGACAATACTAGCCGAAGTTGGAATCGCAAGCATCTCTAAAGACCATAATACATTATTTAGAAAGAGGCCGCTTTATACTATTTCATCAAGCGGGAAATTTAGCCCTGTTACAAATGGCCCAACAAAATTTTATAGCGACATAGATGGCACATATTTAATTATAAAAAATTATGTACCTGTAAATCTATCAGAGTTTTTTATACAACCAAACTCCGTTATAGTTTGTGGAGAACAAGAATTCACACCATTTCCAGCATATATTGAAGAAAATTCTTTACTTGGAAGAAAAGAAGGCTTAATAGAATCCCTGCCGATATCAGAGACTGTTAACGAAAGCATAAAATCATATACTAAGCAACTCATCTTAAAAAGCTCTCAGCTTGATGTCAGAAAGATAAAAACTAAACAACTTCTATTGTCGCCGCACGATGCTCCAGATGCTAAAACTGGCACGATTTTCTACAATAAATCTTCTAATTGTCTTCAATACTATGATGGTGATAAATGGAAGACATTATTAGATAAATAATATGGATGAACAAACCTACAAAATTATAGATAAGGTAATAAACAAAATCGCGCACAAGTATACTTTTAGAGATTACGACTTAGAAGACATTAAGCAAGAAGCTTTCATCATATGCCACGAAGCCCTTTCTCGATACGACAATGACAGACCTTTAGAGAATTTTATGTCTGTGCATTTGTCTAATAGGCTTAAGAATTTCGTAAGGGACAACTATTACGTTAAAGAAAATCAGCACAAGAAAAAAATAAAATCGCCCCAATATATCTTAGATGACAATATAGCAAATGATTCTTACAACTTAGAAGACTATATAATACAAAAAGAAATACTGGAAAAAATAGATGAGAAAATTCCATTTAGCTTAAGAGAAGATTATCTAAAACTTTGCAATGGCGTATCTATACAGAAAAATAGAAAAGACAAGCTTTTAGATTTCATAAGGAGCTTTATTGACAATGAAGAAAGGTAGAATATCTAAAGACGAAGAGCGTACAATTGCCCGCTTGGTCGATAGTATGACACCAGAAGACATTGCTAAGAAACTAAACAGAGATACTTCTTCTGTAGAAAGTTTTATTAAGCGCAAGTTCAAGGTAGGGCTTACGAATGAAGAGTTCGCTGCGTATTCACTTGAAGACCGCCCCTACTGGGTTGAACTAAAGGCCCAGTTCACTGACCACGAATTAGAGTTGTTTAAATATCACTGGTCCAGAATCATCTCACAGTTCAAGGATGATGTATTCCCAACAGAAGAATTACAAGTTGTTGATGTTATTAAGCTTGAGATACTCATGAATAGATGTCTAAAGGGCAATAAAGAGAATATCGAACAGATTAATACATACGATCATATGATTAAGGATGAACGTTCCAGAGACAAAGACCAGCAGGACCATGATTACATTATCAACCTAGAACGCCAAGTTGCTTCGCTCAGAGCATCTCAAGAAAGCCTCAATCGTGATTACAGAGAGCTGCAAGCGAAAAAGTCCAGTATGTTGCGTGAAATGAAGGGAACCCGCGAACAAAGAATCAAAAGATTGGAAGATAGCAAGCAGAGCTTCACAAGCTGGGTTGCAGCAATGATGCAAGACCCAGAACGAATGAAGCGTTACGGCATCGAGATGGAAAAGATGAGAATAGCGATGAAGAAAGAAGAGGAAAGATTGTCATCTTTCCATAAGTATGAAGACGGAACAGTCGATCAACCATTCTTAAGTCCAGAAACAGTAAAGGATTAGCATGGACCCAGAATCCCTATCGGTTATATTACCTTGCTGGTCGGTGGCTATAGGTGTCGAACTATTAATACTTGGATTTATAGTAAGAAACGTTAAATGAAAATCGAATCGCCCAAAATAATCCTACTACATCCCGGCAAAACCGGAGGAACTTCCTTAGAACACGCTTTGCGTGACCAGTATTTGCCAAACGTTACACTCAACGCCAAGGTTGCAAATAGAGACATAATGTTTGGCATTGATAGAGAATTTAACGTATATCTTCAACACGCCGACATTAGGCTATACAACATTCTGGGCATAAATTTAAAAGAGTATGACACCATAGTTACTGTAAGAAGACCATACGAAAGAATATTGTCTTCCTATTTTTACAATGGACATTCCAAAAAAATGGACTTCGAAACCTTCGTTTTAAATACTCTAGAAAGCCGCTTCAAAGCTAGTAATGCTAAATACTCAAGAGGTCACTTCGCTGGACAAAATTTTTATTATCAAGATAATGACTATACCGTAAGCTCAGTAGTACACCTTGAAAACTTTAAGGCAGATTTAAAAAAGATTGGCCTATCAACCCCTTATCATTATTCTAAAACTGGAAAAACCAGAAAATACAAATCGCCCCTAGATGCTTACACTCAAAAAACAAAAGACATAGTATATTCTATTTACAAAGAAGACTTCAAACTGTTTGGTTATAAAAAGTGATACCAAAAATAATACATCATATATGGCTAGACGAATCAGAAGCAGTGCCAAAAACTGTTTTTGAATGTATATCGTCTTCAATAAATCAAAATCCAGAATTTGAACATAAGATGTGGTCTTATTCAGATCTTGATTTTCTTTTTTCCATATTAACGGAAGAGCAGATGTCTGGTATAGAGATACTCAAAAAAAGAATTACTAACAATCAAACCCATCTAAATGTTTTAATGTCTGGCATTTTCAGAGTCCAATTAGTAAATTATTTTGGTGGATTTTATGTTGATTGTGACATTAGATTTCACCAGCCGCTACCAGATAAAATTCTTTCAAAAGATTTTTTCTTTGTAATACCAGAAAAAGGTTCTCATTGGATTACTGATGGTATTTTTGGCTATTCTCCAGATCAACCCTTCGTAAAACACATAAGCTCTTTTTATCGACCAAACTTTGTTCCAGCGCCTATTCTTTTCACTAATGGTGTAATGAGGTGGCTTCATAGCTACATCGAAGGAATAAAAATCACAAAGTCAGACATAATAAATACTTTATCAAAAAGAAAAGACACTTACTTGGATTACAATGATATATTTTTTTCTCTAAGACCGCCAAAGCCCGGACACACTGTTTCTTCTCATTTAGCATTATCTGCTTGGCATCCTAAAGGCGGTAAAAGATACAATAAAAAAATTCTAGAAGAAGAAGAAAAAATATCACTAAATGAATTAAGGAAATAAACATGAAAGCAATAATAACCGGTATTACAGGACAAGATGGAAGTCACCTTGCAGATTTTCTTTTAGAAAAAGGCTATGAAGTTGTTGGTGTCGCCAGACGTTGCAGCACAGACAATACACAAAGAATAAAACATATTTTACATAACGAAAGGTTCAAGCTAGTCGAGGGAGACATCACAGATGTTAGTAGTGTTATTAATATATTCAAAGATAACGAAGATGTTGATGAAGTCTACAATCTAGCGGCACAGTCGCATGTGGCAACTTCCTTTAAGCAACCAGCACTTACATGGGATATTACCGGAAAAGGCTGCCTAAACTTATTACAGAGCCTCGTAGACCTAAATATGCGACACGTTAAATTTTATCAAGCCTCTTCTAGCGAAATGTTTGGAAGTTCTTATGATTTGGACACAGTGGGAAATAAATACCAAAATGAAAACACTAAACTCATGCCACAGTCACCATACGCGATTGCTAAGTGCGCTGCTCATTATTCCGTTGGCTTGTATCGCGGTGGCTATGGCTTACACGCTAGCTGCGGTATATTATTTAATCATGAAGGCCCGCGAAGGGGTGAAAACTTTGTCACTAAAAAAATTATCAAATGGATAGCCGAGTTTATTCACTGGAGAAATTCTTACGAAAACCCAATACTGTTTTTCAGCGACGACTACATTACCATAAATAACGACAAGTTCCCAAAGCTAAGACTTGGCAATCTAGAAGCCTATAGAGACTGGGGTTACGCTGGCGATTATGTAGAAGCCATGTGGTTAATGTTACAGCAAGATAAACCAGACGATTACGTTGTTTGTACAGGAAAAACTCATACAATAGCAGAGTTTCTAAATATAGCCTTCTATAGCGCCGGAATAACAGATTATAAGAAACTTTATCTAATAGACAAAGAATTTTATAGACCATCAGAAGTAGATTATCTAAGAGGAGATTCTTCAAAGGCTAAAAATAATCTTGGTTGGCAGCCAAAGACCGACTTGGAGGGGTTAGTAAAACTTATGATTGATGCAGAACTATAAGATTTTCATAGACTTCTTTGATGTATTTCCTTATTTAATCCGTTTTGATTTATATGAATTCCACTCACCTTTTACAATTATTTTCATCGAGGCCTCAGATCCTGACGACGCTTGTAACATTGCTATGTTAAGATTAATGAGATTAATTATGAAGCAAGAAGATTCTATTTCAACTAGGATTATTTGTAGGAAAATTAGAAAACACTTACGCATAGATAAAGTATATGCATTATGAAAAGAGATTACAAAGATCCAGAATACAAGAAATTTAGAATGTCTGTTCTGAATAGGGATCGTTTTAAATGCCAAATGCCAAATTGCAAAAGCAGAAAAGATCTAAATGTACACCACATAAAAACTTGGTCAACCGCTTCCGCTTTAAGATATGAACCATCAAATGGTATTACCCTTTGTCGCCATTGCCATAAATCAATCACCGGAAAAGAGTCCCACTACGAAAATTTATTCAGAGAGATTATAAATGGCAAAGTATAAAAAAGCTCCTGACTTCACTGTTCTCAAAGACACTAGAGAGCAGGATGGATATTATTTTAGTAAATTTAACACTTGCGCTGGTATGATAGACCAGAAGCTTGACACTGGCGATTATTCAATACAGGGCATGGAAGACAAAATATGCATAGAAAGAAAAGGCTGTGTTGAAGAGCTAGCTATAAATCTAGGACAAAAGAAATACGCCTTCTTGAATGAAATAGAAAGAATGAAACCCTTTCCTCATAAGTATCTAGTTTTAGAATTTTCCCTTGAAGATCTAATTAAATTCCCTAAAGACACAAGAATACCAGTAAAGAATAAAGCATCGCTTAAAATTACCGGTAAGTATATGCTAAAATGTTTAATAGAATTTGAGTTATACAATGACGTACACGTACTCTTCTGCGGAGACAAGCATACAGCATTCCTTGCTGTTAGCAGCATTTTCAAGCGAATTAACGAAATGTATACTATCGGGAGAAAGACATAAGATGAACAACAATGATAAAGACATTCTCTACGATTTTCACAATCATGGATCTAATATAGACTCTAGGGAAATTTTCTTACACAATTATTATAGCTCTGGAGATGATGAGAATCCCGGAATTGAATATAAAATGTCGAATACATTTATTAAGAATATACGTGCGCTAGATATAAAGTCAGATAAACCAATTATAATTCACATGCAAAGCGTTGGTGGAGCATGGCCCGATGGCATGGCGATATATGATGCAATTACAATGTGTAGATCTCATGTTACAATAATTGCTTATGGACAAGCAGAGTCAATGAGTAGCATTATATTTCAAGCGGCAGACACTAGGCTGATTACTCCTCACACATATTTCATGTCTCATTACGGCAGCACGAGCGCAGGCGGTGATTACTTAAATGTTCAGAACTGGATAAAATACGAAACACAAATATGCGATACGATGCTTGATATATATGCAAATCAGTGCTGTAATGGAGATTTCTTTATCGAAAAATACGGCAAGAATGCAGTAACAAAAGTAAAAAACTATTTAAGCACAAAGTTAAAATCTGGAGATTGGTACATAACAGCACATGAGGCAGTTCACTATGGCTTTGCAGACAAGGTTATTAATTCGTGGCAAAATCTAAACTAAAAACAATTGATGAAGCTTGGTTGGGGCTAGACAGTGCGGAAACAGACTTCTTTAACCCAATGTCTATACTTACCGCTTCAGATGACGATTTTAATGTCAAACTTGCTTGGTTAATGACTAGGCCGGAATATCTGTCGTTTATTACTAGAGAAATATTGAATATACAACTTCTACCAGCCCAGTCTTTATTTCTTAAAGAAATTTGGAATAGAAAATTTCCAATGCTGATCGCCAGTCGAGGTTTCGGTAAATCATTCATGCTTTCCCTCTATGCGGTACTCAGGGCGCTCATATTGCCCCGTAGAAAGGTAGTTGTTGTCGGAGCGGCATTCAGACAGTCCAAGGTTCTTTTTGAGTATATGGAGACGATATGGCGAAATTCTCCAATGTTAAGAGATATCTGCGACGGAGATAGTGGACCACGTAGAGATACTGATAGATGCACACTTCGTCTTAATGACAGCACAGTGACATGTTTACCTTTAGGCGATGGACAAAAGATTAGAGGTCAAAGAGCTAACGATATTATTGCTGACGAATTTGCTTCTATACCTAGAGAGATATTCGAAAACGTTGTTGCTGGTTTTGCGGCTGTTAGTGCAGACCCAGTAGAAAACGTAAAAAGGTTAGCAGCGAAAAAGAAAGCAGAAGAGCTTGGTGTATCTTTTCACACAGAAGAGAAAGAAGTTAAGAAAGACAATCAGATTATTCTCTCAGGAACAGCTTATTATGATTTTAATCATTTTGCTACATACTGGAAGAAGTGGAAGTCTATTATTAAA